AAAGCATACAATGAAGGCTACTACGCAATTTGGAATGATTATTTTAGAATTCCGAATGTTACACCTACACCTAAAGCCTCAATGAACCTTACACATTCGTTAGATCAGGATGAATATAGATGGGGAGAATTGACAGCCAGACTCCCTTCATTCTGGAATACAGGAGTGCCGGCAACAAATATTGACGCTGTAGATTATCAAGAAGTAGTACCTAATGCCGGTGGTAATATTGAACTCCTGGATATTGCTAACGTTCAAGCACAGTATAAAGACCAGGTAGACTTAGAGTGGTTCGGACATCGATATCGTGATGTACTAGCCAATAAACATGGCAGCCAGGGTGTCAGCATTGATGCTGACGAAAGGCCGGAGCTGCTAATGCATAATGAAAGCTGGCTGTCAGGATATGATGTAGACGGAACCGACGCACAAACACTAGGTAATTATAAAGGGAAAAGTCAAGGAACCATAAACTTACGAGTACCACCAAAATACTTCAATGAACATGGCATGATATGGGTCATGATGGTTATTAGATTCCCGTCAATTCTTCAGGAAGAAAAACACTACCTCATGCACCATACATGGGATTACGAGACCATTATGGGTGATCCTAATATCTGGAATATTAAGCCACCTATAGAACTATCAGAAGATGATTTCCATGGATTAGGTGGATCAGATTCATGGGGAGTCCATCCATACGGACAATGGGCTAGAACGCAGCCTAACAGAATTCATCAACGATTTCATGGATTGGAAGGATTCCCATTTATCGCAGAAAATACAATCGATCTTTGGGACCTTCATTACGATGGAGAACAATTCGGATGGCCCGGTGCCCCGGATACAATCGATTATTTTGGAAATGAAGATTTAGGCCATTGGAATCTAATCTCTAAAGCCGAAATTACAGCAAAAAGAAATATTCCTACAGCACGTAAATCCCTATATGCAGGTTCTTAAATATTAAGGAGTAAAAAAATGTATACACACAATGAAATTGGACCATGGCCTATAATTGATCCTTCAGTATCAAAAATCGAAGTTACAACAGGATTCGCAGCTACAGAAAGATCAGCTCCATTAAAAGTCAGACTTGATACAGCAAATCTGGGAACAAAAAAAGAAGCATTCACAAACGTATTTCATAATGAAGATATTGCGCTTACTTTTTTAACAGAAAGAATTAGTTATGGTGTCGCTCTTGCACCAGCTGAAACAATAGGTCCGGGACCAAAATATGTACAATTCGATCTTTCTGTTTCAATCCATGATAATAGCGCATCTAGGACACCAGATATTGTTTGCACTCCTTTCATCGGGTATATAGATGCAGTAGGAGCAGCTATTGGTGATGGTTGGGCAGCTGCAAATCTTGTTACAGATTGGGTAGGTTTACCTGCAAAAAATATATCAGACGATCATACCTCGATGTCAACACAAATATTACTAAAAGACATCATATCAGGAGGCTTGGACGATGATAAATTCCTCGTTTGTGGATTTGTTCTTAGTTCAATGGATGGACAAACTTTGCTTGGATTAGATTACATGATAAGCGCAAGATACGCGTCTAAACAAATCAATACAATTGGACGAGGATAATGGGAGACGAATGGAAAGAAATAGCCGGTAGCATAGGCTCCGGCTTAGGTGCTTCCGTTGGAGGAGCATTAGGCGGTGGTGTAATAAACGCCATGCTTGGCAAACCTGATCCTGCTGATGAAGCTAAGGACATGATGGATACGCTTTATCCCGGAACAACTCCCTATGAACGATTAAGTGCTGGTGGTGGTGGTGCACCAGGAGCAAGTGGGCAGGGTGATGCAGCCAGGATCGCACAACGTACAGCAATGAATGTAGCTAATATTAATGCAAACGCTTCAAGGGATGTGGCTCGAATTCAAACAGGACAACAAGAAAAAGGACGTAAAAGTCTATATGGCGAAGATGGAAACCGAGTTACAGAGGCAAATATCAACAAGACAATTGCCGAAACAATGAAAGTAGACGAAGAAACAGCTACTAAAATATACGAGAATGTGAGCAATAGACTACGATCAGGAGTTGCAGTGCAACAAATAGCCAAAGAAATATCAATAGATTCAAAATGGGGTCAAATCGACGCTTCGACAACAGCCAAATTAGTAAGGCAAGTACAGCAACAAATGAAAGGAACACAGATACCATTACGAAAACCATCTAAAACTCCAACTACAGTTGGAAGACCTATAAATAAATGATGCAAAATTTGCAAGATCAAATATGCAGGGAATACAGATACTATGGGCCACGAAAAAATAAATTCGCAAAGCTCATTCTTGAGCAGGGATACGTTCTCAAGGACCGATCTAACGACGGCCGACAAGGTGAGCAGATTAAAACACAAGATAGAAAGCAGATGCTCTTATTTTAGAGAGCAAGTAGAACTCAGGCAGAATCATCCAGAGGAAGCCTTTTTTCGAGAAAATCTCGAAGAATTTGAATCAAAAGCAAACCATCATTTAAAAATACTATCAGGTGTTGGTAATAATTTTAATTATAACAAGACGGTTGATAAGGGGAAAAATGAAGGAGTTGATAGCTATAGAAATAAAGTTAGAACAGCTGCGACTATTAGTAGAGCAGCTGAGAGGAGAATTAATAAATTCGAGAGAGATGAGTATGACTACAGACAAGCATACACATGGAGTAGAAACTGGGGAACGAAAAGGGAACATATACAGTCAGAAATAGGCATAAAGATGCCTGATGAGTACCTGCATGAGTCAGAAGAAGGAATAAAGTACTTAATAGAGATGTTGAAAGATTGTTCCTACCTGGGAGCGGTAGAGACAATGAAGGCGAGACTAATAATGGAAATGATAGAAGCCTATAAGAATGAATGGCATATGATATTTAATACAATAACAGTAAAGCCGGAACACTATAAAGAAGTATTCGAGAAAGGATCAGATATATGGAGAAACTATATAAGGAAGATCAAACGCCAGCTAGCAACGTCCCTATATGGATCGGTACGTAATGCTGGCGGTAAAGACTATTTTCACTATATGGCCGTTGTGGAAGAAGGAGCATCGAATGGAAGGCTACATATACACTGTATGCTCTTCATGAAGGACCTAGTGAAAAGAGATGAGGAAGGAAGGAAGGTGGCCGGGATGGTAAAAGATCCGAACTACGGAAAAAACCCGCCAACCTATAGAGAAATAGAGGAAATGTGCTGGCATTGGGAATATGGGCATAGCCAATTCATACCAATAAGATTCAGCAATAGTGATCCCTGGGGAAAGATGGGATGGGTATGGCCGGTAATGAGTGACGGACAACCACTACCCAGCAGCAGTATAGAAAAGATTGCTTCATATATGACGAAATACATATTGAAATCAAAAGACAATAAAGGAGAAGCAAAATGGAGAACGAAAACGGACAGGCAGTTAGGACTACGACAGTTACAGAGTACGCTACGGAAAATGGAAATGAAGCCGTTAGTGAGCCTGGTAAAGTACACGAAACACCCGGTACCGATACAGCTGTACGGAAACAAGGTACCGGTAAAGTTAATAAGACAGAAAGCCGTGAAGGAACTGGTAGCGAGAATGAAAAACAAGAGGATCCCATTAAGAAGCTCGCAAGCGAATACAATTTTGAAAACGCTTATGCAGCAAGGGATCCAAACGAGACTAGAACACAACTCCACGAACATTGGAGATTCACTTCTCCGACTCTTCAACGGCAGGGACACTTCTAAAGCAAATTTAAAATACTTCCTGGAGGCGAGAAATATACTCCAGGAGGCATTTGCAATAGAGGAATATGTGACACTGGCCGGTGGAGGAAATACAGATAATAGATAAAAGGAAAATATGATGAATCGACAAGCAAGAACAGTATTGGCATTTTATGTGTGTGCTTTAATAAAAGCAGACTTAGAATATAATCACTATAGCGATGATATAAAGGTACTTCTAAAATGCGAAGATTTTGTAGATGAAATTTGTGAATATGTTAATCGAAAATAAATTTGACAGACATAAAGCAAATTGATAAAAGAAAAGAAAGCGACAGATATGTAGTATAATAAGTCGCATAATATATCGAACGTAAACCCTTGATGGGAAAGGACTTACAACGTGAACGAATACCTAGTGGGACGAATTATAAGTGACGCTAAAACATTAACAAGTCAGCTCGAATATTATACTCAATTCCAGATAAAGACCGGAAAAAAATTAGACACAGAAGTATACAAGGATTTAACAGATAAACTAAGTGAAACTGCAGAAAATCTGCAAAAGGAAATAACACATGAATCATAAGTTAAACATCCAAACAGCAAAAGGCGCAATGCAGATAATCTTAAACAAAGCGCAAATTGATGCAGCGCGCTCGCTGGGATGTACTGAAAAAGAATGGACCTTACTCGTAGGCCCTATACCATGGAAAGCTAACGACAGAAATATAGTAAAAAGGCTATTAGACCAGGTAATCTATGGAATGATGGATACGATGGCACTACCTCGCTTTAAAGTGCCTGCTGAATACATAGCAGCAGTAATTACAGCGATGGTTACTCCATGTAATTACTTCCCGGCATGCAGTTGGTTAGAAAATACATATAAGGCAGAAGACCTGGGAAACTTTGATGGAAGTCAATTAAACTCAGGAGAAATGGAAAAAGTAAGCAATTCTCGCTTATTTGCGCTCGTATGCGCATTAAAATCAGACGAAGAAATTGATGCAATAGTAAAACAATTTTCACGTAAATGTGATATTGCATTAGGATTCGTGCAAGGAGAAGAAATAAATGAAACGTAAAAGTAAAAGCAAAACTACTATCCGTCCTCGAAAAACAAAGGGACAACGAAAAGAATCAAAAAAATTCCACCGGGGCGGAATCGTAAAATAGTGGAACACGCCATTGTAATATTAGTAGCAATGGGAGCAGGTATGCAAACGGTAAACCTATTCCTTGCAGGATACCTGATGAAACGTGTAGATCAATGTGTAATAGACCTAAGGGAACACGAAAGGAGAAGCGATAAATGAAAAAATTCATGATGATAATTAACCTGATACGGCCAACGCTGGATATAGCGGGCCTGGGAGATGCGCTGCTGGATACTTTAGAAGATTATGTAGAGCGAACCGATAATCAAACGGATGATAAACTGGTGCTCCCTATGATCAAAGGTTTGCGTGTGGCATGTAATATACCGGACGAAGAAGAAGAAAAAAAACTTGAGGTGGTCAAATGAATAAAGACACAGTTAAACCTACTAAATTCAATCGTAATACATACGATCTTTCATGCTATAATGCAGTATGTGGACAAATTGGACGCTTACAGACATTATTTACAATCCCGGTATATGCAAACGATACTATTGATATCAACTTGATCGGAGCACTTCGCTTATCAGAATTAAAACGCTATCTGACACTTGATTGTAAAGTAGATACCTTTGCGTTCTATGTTAAACACAGATTTATCTATGGTTCAACATGGGAAGATATGGTTATGAACGGTATGCAAGACGCTACCGTACTTCCTACAGACACAGCGACGTATCATACGATGGACTTCCTCGGTGGTACACCCCCGGGAACAATTCCTAAAGCATACAATGAAGGCTACTACGCAATTTGGAATGATTATTTTAGAATTCCGAATGTTACACCTACACCTAAAGCCTCAATGAACCTTACACATTCG